TGGTCGATGCGCTGGCAGCCGCCTGACGCGACCGATAGCTGAAGCCCCCGGAAGTTGAAACGATCTCCAATGTTGCCGATGGCCGGGGCGTGCGAGCTGCCAGCGCATCGACCATCGTGTTCCAATCGCTGGCGAGGATCGGATTGCCGGGACGTTTTTTCGGCGGGAGGTTCATGCTCAGTCGGTGTAGATGTCCGGGTCCCAGCCGCCGCGGTCGCTGGCGAGCCATTCGCGTTCGATGCGAAACGAAGATCCCTCCTGCGTCTGGTTCACCCCGTTGAGCAGCCAGTTGCGGCTGGTGGACAATGCCGGTGCCGGTCCCGAGGGTGTGTCGATCTCACCGATCTTATTGAGGTCGGTAGCCTTTACCCCAGAGTTGCGGGTGATGCTTTCCCGCCACGTCACCTTGGGCGAGTAATAGGAAACCTGACCGCGCATGATCTTCTTGAGCGCCTCCTTGCCCCGCGCGCTGGTGACCTGATCCTTATAGACTGTGCCCGAGTCATCCTTGTCCTTGCCGCCAGCGATGTTCTTGAGCGCCTCCACCTCGTCGTCGTCGAGGTCCTTGTAACGATAGTGTGATAACAGCGGTTCCTCGGAAAGCGACAGGCCCGTCGTGTAGGATGCCGCCGCCTTTTCCTCTTCATCGTTTTTCGCCTCGGCACCGGCATAGTTGCAGGTGATTTCCGCCAGGTCGCCCTCCATGACTTTCGCCGTGGCCGTGTCCACGCTGATGAATGACACCTCCGGGTGGGGCGTGCCCGGTCGGGGCATCAGCGCGGCAATCGAGTTGCGATGGCAGAGGAAAACCTGGGTGGCGGTCCACTTGCCTTCCCGGTCCACGGAGAGCGTGTAATCGGGTTGCGGATAGAGAATTCCAGGTTGGATTGAAACGTGACTCGGCATCTTGGCCGGGGCACCGCGTCAACCGAACGCCGCTTGCGCGGTGGCGGCGCCTTTCCCGATTTTCTCGCCAATGGCCCTGAGCAGCCTGTTGGATTCGCCGGTCAGCCGGTTGTTCTCGCGCTGGGCGTCGAGCGTGCCGGACGAATATCCACCGCCACCGACCTTGCCGAGTGACGTGACGATGGGATCGAGGCGCTTTGCATCCGGTTTCACGACTTGTCCGGTGTCGGGCGTTTTGCTAACAGCCTTCGCCGCCTGTTTCACTTCCTCGGGTTTAGGCATCGTGTCCACAATGGACTGGATCACACCCGACATCCCCTCGCGCAACCTGGCGGTGTCGAACATATCGGTGAATCCGGCTTCCTTGGCGCGTCGCGCGGATTCAGATGCCGCATTGCCGATGTTCGACATTCCAGATTCCATGAACCCGGTGTTCGTTTCCTGCAGATCCTTGTAGTCAATCCCGAACAGTTTCCCCCGGTTCGCGTTGGCGTCCTTGAGGATGTCCTTGAAGCTGGAATTCACGTCGTCGTACTCAATCCCCATCAACTTCGACATTCCGGGAATTTTCAAGAGTCCTTTCAGCATCCATGCAACGCACCATTCGATGCCGGCTTTCAGATAGGTGATCGGCGTTTCAAAGGCGTTGAGCATCGCCAGGCCAAAACTGCCGGCCAATCCGAGCAACACGGTTCCCAACCCCTTCCACATGGAGACGTTGGAGATGAAAAAAAACAGGAACGAGACGGCGGCGCGGAATCCGTTGATAAGTGAGTTGATCGCAACCGCGAACCCCAATTTGAGAGAGGATGTCACCAGTTCCAGGACAAGGCCACTCTTGAACGCAGCGATGATGAACATGATCCCGTCCTTCACGTTCTTCCCGGCCTCGGCGGCCATCGGGGCAAGCTGGGAAACGAGGTTGATCGCCTCCGCGACGAGTGGCCGGATCGCATCATTGATCGGGGTGCCGAGTGCCAGGAAAACCTCGCCGAAGGCGTCTTTGAGCGTGGAGAATAGGCCCTTGGTCGTTTTGCTCTGTGTCTCCATCATGCCCGCGAACTTGCCGCCCTGCGAGGTCATGTTGGTGAACGCCTTCTCGATCTGGGGAAATCCGACCTGCCCGGTTTCCACCAGTTTCCGCACCTGCGATTCGTTCACCCCGAACTGCCTTGCCAGTTCACCAATGATCGGAACGCCACGACCTGTTAGCTGGTTGACGTCCTCGGCGAACAACCGCCCTTGGACCCGCGCCTTGCCGTAGATCTCGGCGATTTCACCGATGGGCGCCTGAATGCCCGCGGACACGTCACCGATGCGCCGCAGGGTTTCCGGCACGGTGTCGGCGGATTCACCGAAGGCGATCAGCTTGCGGCCGGCATCGGCCAACTCGGGGAACTCGAATGGAGTCTCGGCACCGAGCTTACGGAGCTTGGCCAGCGTCGCTTCGGCCTTGGCAGCGTCACCTATCAGTGTGGTGAAAGCCACTTTCGTCTGCTCGAAGTCGGCGGCGGAATTGACCGCCTTCACCCCGACGCCCATCGCTGCCGCGCCACCGGCCAACGCCGCGCCAATCCCTGCCTTGAGCGCAATACCGGTGAGCGCGAAGCCTTTGCTCAGCGCCGCCGACCCGCCCTTTCCGAGTCCCGCCAGCCCCGCGCCCGTCACACGCGCCATGCGGCGGGCGGATGCGTTCACCAGTTCGGTGGCCCCGGCCATGGCGCGCCTAAGCGCGGTGATGTCGGCTCCAAGGGTGACTGTCAGGGCGCTCATGCGCCGGGCGCGGAGTCAACTGACAGATGATGATCAGCAATGGCAGGACTGAATCAACGGAACAATCATTGCTAACCCTTGGAAAAATGCAGCTACAGCGGCAGAAAATGCAGCGCGTTTACTCCACAGTGCCTGTTCGGTTGCCGTCGCAATAAAATCACTTGTTCCGACTTGTATTGAAGCATCCTGCCAACCATCGGCATTTGGCGTGTCGTCGTGTGGCACCTGAACCGTTGCTGAGCGATACCAAAGAAATGCTGCAATCAAGGCGAAAATAGCTGAAGCAAAGTTACAAAATGTAGTCATGTCCCCAGAAATGATTCTTTGAACTCTAACGCAATCTTCTTTTTCTTGGATTGCATCCAATCAACCCGCAACGCCTCCAACTGCCCCCGCAGCGTGCTTTGTCCGGTGCCAATGGTGCTCCAATGCGTCCGCACCCCGTTCCGCCGTAATAGACAATGCTGGTATTGCGCCAGCCTCGCCAGTGGCATGAAGAGGATGCGTTCCTCGGGCCAGCCGGTTTCGGCAGCGACGGCGAACACCTGGGCGGCTAGGAAACCGGGTTCGTCGCAGGGAGGGGCTTTTTTCCGCCGATGTCTCCCTTGGTTTCGACCTGCGCAGCCTCCAGTTCGCGGCTCTGTTCTTCGAGGCGTTTGAAGGCGGTCTGGAAGTCGGCCGGTGTTAGGCCGCCGCAGAAGATCAGGGCCGACTCGCGGAACCGCTGGTCGTCGAAGGACGCCCGCACCACGTCCGGCCACGGGGCGCAGTGGGTGAAAACGAAGCCTATGATGGCCGACGTGAACTCGGGCGTGCCGTCCGTGGGCATTTCGCCTTTCACCAGCGGGTTGCCGGTTCTGAGAAGCACGTCGTAACTGGCCAGCGAGAGCGGGCGCATGGCGTAGCCTCCGACCACGGTTTCGACGTCCTGGAAGGCGGTAGATAGAAGGCGTTGGCGGTCGTTGTCGTCCATGGGATCTCAGAGGTAGCGGAGGAACAAGTCCTCGGTTTGGGGAGAGGCGTCGAGCGGCAGGAAAGCGAATTTCCCGCGACGGCTGATGCAGGCGAGCGGCACGTCCTGTTTGATCTTGGTCACCAGCGATTCACGGTTCACCAACGCCGCCTTGATGTAGGCGAACGGATGCTCGGGGTTGGCGATGTGCCACCCGTTGTCCGACCATGCCGAGATGAGTTCACTGGTCAGGTATTTCCCGCAACGGCTTTGCGGCTCGAAAAACCAGATGACCCGCTCGCCGCGGATGCCGTCGCCGACGACTCGGACGAAGGGTTTTTCGGCAAGGGGAATGCCGACTGCTGACAGTGCGGCGGCGAGGGCCGTGTTGCTGGTGGCGGTGGATGACAGATGGGTGATGGTGTTCATGTCTTGATCTGGGATAGGTTTGATAGATTGTTACGGGCCAGTGGCAATGAAGGGATAGTGGGTGGCGGTGATGTCGATCTTCTCGAAGTCCTCATTGTTGAGGCTGCGGCTGATCTGCGTGATGATGGTGGTGCCGCCGGTGGGCGTGAGGTGGGCCGGGATCGCATTGGCCAGAACGAGGGCCGCGCCGATCTTGCCGTTGAACGCCGAGGTTTTGGGGACCAGACCGGACAGCTTCACCTCGACCTTGGGTTGGTAGAAAGCGATGCCTTGAACCTCTCCGCTCGTGTTGAGGACCGTTTTCTCCTGCGTGGAGTAGTCGTATGAGGCATCATACAGGATCAATCCCGATTGATCGTTCG